AGGAAGATATGGCTCAATCTTTTATGGCTTGTTGGATAGAAAATGTTCCATATGGAATAGAATGTAAAGTCAGCTTTAATGAATGGTTTGAACAATTTAAAAAGAAATAAGATGATAACAATAATTGCAAGTATTATTATAGCGTGGCCATTATGGATGATAGCCTCAGAAATAAACCAATTAAACAAAAAGTAAAATGAAAAAAGCAATAGCGATGAAATGCACTCGAGAACAATTTGATGCAGTTAAAGAAAAAATTCCAAAAGAAAGAATTAAAGATTTATATAATCTTGATAGTCTAGATTGCATAACCAACATATATGATGATGTGAACGGAATTTCAAACATAGCTTATGGCAATGGAAAATACAAAGGACTCGTTATACACAAAACTTGGAATGAAGAAATATTCTTAAACGCTTGTGGAATTGAAACTGAAAGAAGTTATAGTGAGGAGGAAATGAGAGAATGTTATGAGTTTGCTATTGAAAATGTACAACTTGGAAGGAATGGTTATGAATGGGTAACTTTTGATGAATGGTTTAAACAATTTAAAAAGAAATGATATGACAGCAACATTAGAATTTAATTTACCCGAAGAACAAATGGAGTTTAATAGAGTTAATCAGTCATTAGATATGGCTTGTGCTTTATTTGATATATTACAATTGCGTAAAAGTTTAGAACGTAGATTTGAAAGTATAGACAATACTAATAACGATGTATTTGATGGCATAGATGCAATGGCAAAAGGTATATCAGATGCACTTTATGCTCACAATATTGACATTGATAAATTGATAGAGTAATGAGTAGATTTAACATAGATTTCTTTGAGTTTAGTTTTTTAGTTGAAGCCTGTATTCCACCAAGACCAATTGCAAGAGCAATGTTTTGGGATGATGTAATTGATATACATTATAAATTTTTGACTGATAATGAGAGAGTAAGGTTGTTTGAATGGATTAATAGAAATCCTTGTATGCAAGATGGTATAGAAGAAGGGAATGAAGATTGTCTTTTATTTAATGCGAGATTTAATCCTGACAATCAATACAAAGTACATACGAATTATAATGATAAACTTGAAGTATATGATGCGTTTAAATTAAACGATAGGTATTACATAAAGAAAAATACATCAATAGAGGACAAATATATAACAAAAGTAGAATAATAATGTGGCGAGTATCGAGGTGTCACTCGGTAGAGTCGAAAGGCTTTTGAGCCACATTATTTTTTTAAAATAGACTATGAAAACAGCAGTAGAATTTTTAATTGAAGAAGTAGAATGTAGAGGCATTACAACAAAAGAATTAAGATTAGCTTTTGAACAAGCCAAAGAAATAGAAAAGGAACAAATTGAAAATGCTTTTAGTGATGGTGTTGATGATGAATATGAATATCACATAAATTCTGAACCAAGAAAAAATTCAGAACAATACTATAACGAAACATTTAAAAAGAAATAATATGAAACCAATACATAAATTAAATGGAGGATTAGGAGCAACACTTTGCCATCTATGTAGTATAATAATAAATACAGGCTTGACACAAAATTTATATTGTGATAAATGTTTATCTGAAAGAGTTAAAACTGATTCTGAATTTAAACAGATAAAAGAAAGGGCAAATAATTTAATGAGATTGAAAAATGGATTTAAAGATAAACAATAAACAAAAATGTTTATTTTTAATTTGAATAATCATTATTTATTTCATATGGAAAAAGTTAGAGGTGGTGCAAGAGCAAACGCTGGGCGTAAACCAAAAGTAGAAGAAGAAAAAGTAAACAATATATTTCTTAAAGCATTAGGTGAACTTTACAATAAAGATACAGAAGAAGAAACAAAGATTGCTTTTGTTAAATCTACACTAATGGAATCACAAAGAGGACAATTGTTTATTGCTGAACATATATTTGGTAAGCCAAAAGAAATAATAGAAGCTACGCACAATGTAAATGATTTTAACATAAAAGATATATTTAAAATTGGAAATAAATCTGAATGAAAAATATAATCTATTAGGAAGTGAAAGTAGATACTTTGTAATTACAGGTGGAAGGGGTTCAGGGAAATCATATTCTTTGAACTCATTTCTATTGTTACTTACTTATGAAGTTGGTCACGTTATATTATTTACAAGATATACTTTAACATCTGCAAACGTTTCTATTATTCCTGAATTTATAGATAAGATTGAAACGGCTAATTTAAGCCACGAATTTTATATTACAAAGGATGAAATAGTAAATCTTAAAACAGGGTCTAAAATCATCTTTAAAGGTATTAAAACAAGTAGTGGAACACAAACTGCAAGTTTAAAATCATTAGCTGGAGTAACAACTTGGGTATTAGATGAAGCGGAAGAATTAAATGACGAAGAAATATTTGAAAAGATTGATTTTAGTATAAGAACTAAAGGAGTTCAAAATAGGGTTTTACTTGTGTTGAATCCTGCAACAAAAGAACATTTCATTTATAAGAAATTCTTTGAGGACAAAGGAATAGAAGCGGGTAGTAATTTAATTAAAGGAGATACAACATATATACATACAACGTATCAAGATAACATACATAACCTTTCCGAATCATTTATTAATCAGATTGAAAATATAAAGTTAAGAAGACCTGAAAAGTATAAACATCAAATATTAGGTGGATGGTTAGATAAAGCTGAAGGAGTTATATTTAGTAACTGGACTATTGGGAAGTACGAACAAATAGGTAAATCTGTATTCGGTCAAGATTTTGGTTTTAGTAATGACCCAACAACATTAGTAGAATGCAATATAGACACTTCTAATAAACGAATTTACATTAACGAAAGGTTTTATTTACCATCATTAACAACGTCTCAAATATACGCTTTAAATAAGCAACATTGTATTGATAGTTTGATAATAGCAGATAGTGCTGAACCGAGATTAATATCTGAGTTACAATCGGCAGGATTAAATATATTTCCTGCAATTAAAGGTCAAGGTTCAGTTACTTATGGAATAGCATTATTACAAGATTATGATTTAATAATAAGTCCAGAATCAATTAATCTAATAAAAGAATTAAATAACTACTGCTGGTTAGAAAAGAAATCAAACACACCAATAGACAATCATAACCATTTAATAGATGCTTTACGTTATGCAGTAGGCTATCAATTAGAGAATCCAAACAAAGGAAGTTATTTTATTTATTAAAATCATTTATAACGTCGATAATCACCGTTATATAACAAATATATAAACTATGAGCTACGGAGAAATAATTGCAACAATACAATGTTATATTCACCACATAAAGAATGTACAAGTGGTTATTAATTTGCCAAGAAACATAGGTGAAATTAAAAAGATGCAAGAGATGTATAAAATAGCAAGTGCTTATTTGAATAGTTAAATAAATGTTAAAGTAAAATATAAATAACAAAAAGTATTATATTTGTAAAATATATTTAATCTTAAAACAAACAAAATGAAACAATACGAAGTTAAAGGTTGGTACAGATATGCTGACAATGAGAAAGATTATGAGTATGCTAAAATAATAGCAGAAAACGAACAAATGGTTATTACACTATTCAAAGATATGTTTAAACAGAAATTCTTTGCAATAGATATAAAAGAGATTAGTTAATAGGTTAATTGATTGTTAGGGAAATTAGGTGTACAGAAATGTATGCCTTTTTTTGTTTAATACAATTTACACTTTATTTTATTATTATAAAAAACAAATCAAATGAAATTAGAAATAACAATACCAACTAAATTAAGTGAAATTAAACTTTCACAGTATCAGGCTTTTTTAAAGATAGCTAAAGACAATGAAGATTCAGAATTTCTGCATCAAAAGATGGTACAGATATTTTGTGGAATAGATTTAAAAGAGGTTGCACAGATTAAATATAAAGATGTAAATGATATAACTACATCTATTGGAAATATGTTTAATCAGAATCATTCTTTTATACCTACATTTAAAATGGGTGGAACTGAATTTGGTTTTATTCCTAATTTAGAAGATATGACATTTGGAGAATATACTGATTTAGACACGTATATAACCGATTGGGATGAGATACATAAAGCAATGGCAGTATTATATAGACCAATTAAAAAGAAAGGCTTAAATGGCACGTATGAAATTGAAGATTACAATGGAACAATAACGTATGCAGAAGTAATGAAGTTTGCACCATTAGATGTTTGTTTAGGTGCTACGGTTTTTTTTTATCGTTTAGGCAACGAATTATTGAAAGCTACGATAGCTTATTTGGAGAAGGACACGGAGGTACAGAATATTCTGCAACTGCAAACTTCGGACAAAAATGGGGATGGTATAGTTCAATCTATGCTCTTGCTCAAGGAGACCTTAACAGATTTGACGCAGTTACAAGATTACCAATTAATCAATGTTTAACATATCTAACATTTGAAAAAGAAAAGAATAAAATAGAAGCTGATTTAATTAAAAGACAAAATAGATGACATCACATTATTACGAAATAACACAAGCAATTAAGAATCAATTAAAGGAAGATTTATTTGTAAACACAGTTACTATTGGAGATATATTTAAAGTTGATTTAAACAAGCTTACAATCTTTCCTTTGAGTCATATTATAATTAATTCAGCAACTTATTTAGGTTCTACTTGGAGTTACAATGTATCTATATTATGTATGGATATAGTTGATGAAAGTAAATCATTAACAACTGATATATTTTTAGGTAATGACAACGAGCAAGATGTTTTAAATACACAAATAATGGTAGTTAATAGATTCTTGGAAGTTTTAAGAATGGGTAAATTTGGTGATGATTATGAATTAGCAGGAACACCATCTTGTGAATTTTTTACAGAAAGATTTGAAAATAAAATGGCAGGAGTTACAGTTACTTTTGATATGGTAATACAAAACCAAATGAGCAAATGTTAGAAGTTCAAAAGACTTTAATTAAATTCAGGGATTATGTTATCCAACAATCAAGAAGCAATTTAACTAAAGGTGGAAAGAATAGTTCTAAAGAACTTTATAATTCTATTAAAGGTGAAATTGTAAGTGATAATGGATTTAACATAGTTGGTTTTTCTATGGTTGATTATGGTGTTTATCAGGATAAAGGAGTTTCTGGTAAGATTAAAAAATACAATACACCATATAGTTATAAAAATAAAATGCCTCCTGCAAAAGCATTTGACAAATGGATAGTAAGAAAAGGAATAGCACCAAGAAATGCTAAAGGAGAATTTCAATCAAGAAAAGGTTTACAATACGCAATAGCAAGAAGCATATTTTTAAATGGAATTAAACCATCTTTATTTTTCACTAAACCATTTGAAGCAGGTTATAAAAAATATATAGATGTAGATTTATTAAAAGCATTTGGACAAGATGTAGAAACAATGGTAGATTATAATTTAAAAGATATAAAATAAAACTAATTTAAAATAAATAAAATGGCAATTACAACAATTAACGTAGGAACAAGTGCAAACGATAATACAGGGGACACTTTAAGAAACGCATTTATTACAACAAACACTAACTTTTCTACTTTAACAAATGTAGATAACACAAGCGATGCAAATAAACCGGTATCAACTGCAACTCAAACTGCACTAAATTTAAAAGCAAATATTGCTTCTCCTACATTTACAGGAACAGTAACTGCTAATTCAGATGCAGTTGTAAACGGAGTTAAAGTAGGTAGGGGTGCTGGTAATATTTCAAGTAATACGGTACTTGGTGCTTCTGCTGGTCAATCAAACACAACGGGAACTAATAACACTTCAATAGGTGCAGGTGCTTCTGCTAACACACAAAGTGGAGAATTAAATACTGCAATAGGTTCTCAAGCAATGCTTAATAACGATGGAGGTTCATCTTGTGTTGCGGTAGGAGTTAATGCTTTATTAAATCAAGTTGCATTAGTAGATAATACTGCAATAGGTGTTGGAGCACTTTCAAATAATACTTTATATAATAATGTTGGAGGATTAGGTGCATCTTGTCAAGCAAATGGCTCTAATCAAATTGTTTTAGGAAATACATCAATAAACGCTTTAAGATGCAATGTTCAAACTATTACTTCACTATCTGACGAAAGAGATAAAACTGACATAGTAGAAATAACAGAAGGATTAGAATTTGTAAATAAATTAAAGCCAGTAACATTTACTTGGAATCAAAGAGATGAAGGTAGAGTTGGAATTAAATCAGCTGGATTTATTGCTCAAGATTTATTAGAATTACAAAACGATTCTTTAATAGGTGAAAATTTAGATTTAGTTTCTGATTCAAACCCAGAACAATTAGAGGCAAGATATACAAATCTTTTACCTATTATGATTAAAGCAATACAAGAATTAACTGCAAGAATTAACGTATTAGAAGGTAACTAATGGCAAATATAATATTCGCAAGAAGTCCGTATATAATTGAAATAAAAGTAGCAACTCAAACTGCAACACGTTTGACATTGGATATAAGTTCAAGTGGTGGTACTTTGCTAAAAAGTTATTCCTTTTCTAAAAACATTGCATCAGCGGTTAATTATGGAACATATTATAATATATCTAATTTTGTGTTAGAATATTTAAATAATATAAATCCAGACTACTCTAATGTTAATGAAAGTGCAAATATTTATTGTTCAGTAGTAGTTAGAAAATACAGAACAATTGGGGGAGTTGAAGCAGAAATAGGTTCGGCAACTACTTATCTTGCAGTTGATGGCTATACAGAATATATGGATGGAATGAACTCTGATTTAAATGTTGATTTATTACCAATGACATCAGATTTAAAAGTTTATTCAGATGATACAATTTATACTTATACACCTGTAACGCAAATAATCCATTACAATCCAAGTATTGACCAATTTTATACAGTTGATAATACGCTTATAAAAGTTGATTCAAGTATAAGTATCAATGCTTTAAATTCAAGTGATACTTTGTCTTATTTTGGTTCTTATATTGATGTGCTATTACAAAAAAGTGGTTCAAATACTTATTCAGTAAAGTACACCGATGGAAGTGCTACAAACTCAATTGACATAACACCAGCAAATACTAATCCAATAGTTAAGAAAGTATTCTTACAATCACCATATTGGAATTCAACATTTCCTTATAGAGTAGGATTGTATAGAGGCAGTACTTTACTTTGGGAAAGAACTATTGATGCAGACGAAGAATGTAAATATACACCTTTGTTATGTTCTTTTATTTCAAAAAAAGGTGGTTGGGAAAATGTTTACTTTATGAAGGCAAAAGAGGATAGTACATCAATGAAAAATACAGTTTATAATTTGACACAAGATTATAATTATAATGCTTTAATAGGTCAAAAGAAAACGTTTAACACTAATGGAGATGACAGTATCAAATGCAATACAGGTTGGGTAGATGAGTCAATGAATTTAATATTAAAAGACTTATTGTTTAGTCAAACAATTATATTAGATAATAAACCTGTATTGATTAAAAACAAATCAATTACTTATAAAAATACATTGAAAGATAGATTGATAAATTATGAAATGGAGTTTGAGTATTCTTTTGCATCAATAAATAATGTAGTATGATAACAGTAGCTATATATATAAAAGATGTTGATACTTTAGATTATAACCGAATTGATTTATTTGATGATGAAAAGATTTCGGTAACAAGTTCTATACAAAACATCAACGATATTAGTAAAACATTTACTGATTTTAGTCAGACATTTACTGTTCCTGCATCAAAGCAAAATAATAAAATATTTAGACATTGGTACGATAATTCAAATGATAGTCCGTTTAGTACATTAGTTAAATCTGATGCTTATATTGAAATAGATACCATTCCATTTAGAAAT